AATTCACCGAACGACTTGGTGCCTTGGCTCAGCGCTTGGAACGCACCTTCAAAGAAAGCCGGCAGTTGGTCCTTGACAAACATGCCGAGTTGCCGGAACCGTCCGATGACAGGCTCGAGGCTTTGGCCTAAGTTGTCGTAGCTGATTTTTAACTGGTGATTGGCATTTACCGCGGCCAGCGTATTAACCGCCGTATTAATTTGAAGAGTGGCAACCTGACCAAGCTGCTGCAAGTGCGACCGCTCGACGTCAATCAATTCCTTTTTGGCTTTGACCTCCTCGGTCACCGTCTCCACCGGTGCAGCAACTGGCGCGTCAGCCATCGTAGTACCAGCCGTCAGACTGTCCATATACTGGTTCCATGCCGCGTTGGCCACCTCGGTCGCCTTAGCTAATGCCAAGGCGCTCTCCTCGGTGCCAAGAACCTTGTCCAGCGCACGTGCTGCAGTTACTGCCTCGTCCGCTTCTATAGAGAGCGCTTCAGCGTTGCCCTTGTGTGCGGCTTGCACCCTTTGCAACAAATCTGCACTTCGTGCCATGGACGAATTAGCATCGTCGTTGTTCGTCGCGAACCGCTGCAGCATGCGCGTCGTGTCGTCCAGCGTATCACTGACGGCAGCCAATAGTCCTGACTTCTCAGCAAAGTCACCCAAGGCCAACATGAAGTTGTCCATGGCTGTACTAAACCGACCGCTGACCGTCTCCGACAGGTTAACCATGGCGTCGTTGGCAAAGCCACCTTCAGCAGCCATATTCGCCAGCGCCTGGTTGTATTGGTCGACCGTCACCGATCCAGCGCCAAACTCCATGTTGGCGTCGCCGGTAACCTTGCGCAGCTCGTCGAAGATTGGGATGCCGCGCTCAGCCAGTTGGTTGAGGTTCTCAAGCTCGACCTTGCCCTTTGCCTGCACCTTGGCAAAAGCTGCAGCAATGTCGCTAATGCTGTTGCCGGATGCGGCGGCGATGTCGCCGAGCATGCGCAGCCGGTCGTTCACATCGTCGACGCCAGTGCCTACGGCAATCAGTTGTCGTGCCGATCGTGCTACCTCCTCAAGACGGTACGGTGTTGAAGCTGTGAACTGGTTCAGCTTGTCCACCATCTGCGAAGCGCCCTCCGCGCTGCCCATAATGGAACGGAATCCGACTTCGACGCGCTGCATGTCTGCACCGGCCTTGATGACGGCAGTCAGACCAGCAACCACGCCACCAATGATGGCCGTGCCTACACGGTTCGCGAGATCAGAAATCTCGCCGAAGTTCCTGCGAAAGTTAGCTTTCGTCCGACGCAAGTCGGAGTTCAGCTTGGTTAGCCCTGCCTTACTTAGGCCGATTGTGACCTTTAGGTCCTTTAGTTTTGCCATTGTTCATGTTTCGCAGGGCATTGGCCAGCAGCTTGTTGTTGCCCTTGTTCTTCTTCTTCTTCTCCCATGGAAAGGTAGCAAGGTCCTGCGGCTTGATGCGTTGCCCTGGCTTGCTATGTGGTGCCAGCGTCAGGGCCGCCAGCCACCGCGTGCGCTCCCACTCCTGCTGTTGCCGCACCTCCTCTTGCTTGTTCATGCCCGTGGCCGCAGCGCAGAACTCCTCAAACGTCATGTCATAAAAAACAGAAGGCCCGAGGCGTAACTGCCCCAGGCCTATCTGCATACATGAATCAAACGTCAGCGGCTCGCCTTCACTTTTTTTTTCCGTCGCCGCCTCCCATGAGAGTGCTCAGAGCTTCGGACAGTGGTTCGAGGTCGCTGATTTCAATAAGGCCCAGGAAGTCATCGCACTCGTAGTCAAACGGAATGCCGGCGTGCTTGGCTCCGGACTGCGCCATGTAGTAGACCAACGTGCCGATCTGGATGACGTCGTCGTTGAGCTTGCCGATGTCGATGCCTGCCTCACGCTTGGCCGCAGCCAGCGCGCGCATGTCACATCGCAGGGTGAACTCCTTGCCGCTAAGTGTCAGCTTCATTAAGCGACGGTCTCAGTAATGGCTCCGGTGATTTCAAACGTGGCGCTGTAGGTCACGTTGTCCTCGGTACCGCCGCCGACTTCCAAGCTCGTGCAGAAAGCAGAGCAGCTGTAGAAATAGTCGTCGCTGGTATCGTCGAAGCCGAAGATGATGGTTTGCGCCGTGCGGCTGTCTAGGTCAGCAAACAGGACGCCACCAGCACCGCCGGCGCCGTCGTCGTCTACAAGTCCGCTGACGGAGATGCTACCGGACCGCACGCCCTCGAGCAGCTCGCGGTATCCGCTGCTGTCCTTGGTCGTGATGTCACGCGTCTCCATGTTGATGCTGATGCTGCCCTCGGTTTGGTCCGGCAAAGCGGTGCCGCCAATCTTGAGCAGGAAAACTGTGCCGTTGAGGATGGCCATTACTCTTTGTCTTTAGTGTTGTTTGCAATGATCGCGTTGAGCAACAGGTCGACGTATGCGAAGACACGATCGTCCTTGACGCTCGGCGTCAGGTTCACTACCACCTTAGCAAACACCATGAATGCCAGCAGCAGCTCTGCCCAGTTGTTCAGGAAAAAGTCCATGGCCTCAAGTTACGGAGTGTCGCCAAACCATCCCGCCGCCTCGGCTTCTTCTTGCGTCAATTGTTCTGCATCGCTCGGCATGAGGTACTGGAAGTATACCGTGCTGTTGGTGGCGATGTAGTACGTCATGGCGCTACGCTCGTCGGTGGTCAGCTGTGGGAACAGAGCTACCAGCGCCGTGACGTCGCGCTCAGGGTGCACGCTGATCGCAAGGTCGGTGTCGCCAACGCATGCCCACTGTCCAGTCGTAGGGTGCTCGATGAGCGCAAGCAGCTGCGTTGTGATGCGGTCTGGCTCGTGCAGGTGCTTAGGCAGGATCAGGTTGTACAGCTCCTCACTGATGCCGCGGGCGCGTTGCTCGCTGGTCAAGTTCAGGCGAGGCTGTACTGGGAGGTAGACGGTGGCCATCAGTAGATGCTGAAGTAGTCGTTAATGTTCGTTTCGATTGCAGCGCGATCTGTGCTGTCTTTTGCGCCATTCCACAATATCCACTCCTGTACGTCTGTTTCTCTGCCGCTTGTAACTGCACCTAAGCGAATAGAAGTAATTGTTCTGCTGGTTACGGTGCCGGTGTTGGTCTGCTCTTCGACGCTGTTTTTACCTCTGCTGATTGAATTACTGCCATCGATTACGCAGCTAATAATGGCACTGTTATCACCATAAGAACCGCTTGCGCTCACAAACTCTGAGCCGCTCTGAATTTGAACCTTGTTTTGAGCGTAAATCCACAAATAATTACCGCTGCTGTGATACATTAAGCTGACCTGTGCACTAAAGCTGTTCTGATTGTACGCACATGCGAACGCCGTGTGCGGTCCACTAAGCGAAACTGTCGATGTATCTAAGTGGTCTGAACCATCTACAAAGGTCAGGATTGGCTTTCCATTCTTAGTTGTCACTGCACCAGCCAAGCGGTCGTAGATTTTAGGCTGGTCGTTTGCGACGGTTTGGCTTGCGTGGTTGCTGTTGCCGCTTTGATCGTACCAAATAGAGACATAACAATCTGCGCCTGTACAGAATGATTGGATTGAACTTTGGTCCACGTCGCCGTTACTATCAAAGCCAATGTCCTGCGTCGCCTCGTCGCTACTGCGCCGGATGCGCATGCAGCTGCCAGTGTAGTCCTTGTCCAGCTTGCGCACCGAGTAGGCAGCCGCCGCGCCGGTGTAGGTGTCCAGCAACAAGTCAGGCGAGACCGCCGTCGTCGTCCTGGTCATCTTCAGCGACAGCGGCAAGGTGCCGCGCGTCTCGGCTGTGGCGTCGGTCTCGTTGAGGCCGGCAAGTAGTGCCGCCTTTGCCGTATCAAAGCTGGCGTTATCGGCTGGCTGCGTTGTGTAGTCGGTCCAGTCCGCCGCGGTGTCCGGATCGGCGCGGAACTTAGTAGCATATGCCAGCGTGCGGTTGATGGTGTCCGTCTCGCCGGTGTCGCTGGTCTCGCTCTCAGCTTCGCCGTCGCCGTCAGGCCGTGCGGTGTAGTAGTACTCGACGTTGCCGGTAGCGCCTGCACGCTCGGCTTCGGCCTGCGTATCGTAACGGCCATGGTAGCTGTCGCCAGCTGGACCGCCACCGCTGACCACCGTAGCCGTATTGCCGTCGATGGTCACCGTGCCGTTGCTGAACACGAGCTTATTGACCGCGCCGCTAGGGTCGCCGTCCACCTCCTCGACGGTAAACGTGTTGCCTGCAAACTGTGACACGACCTGCGCCGTGCCGGTGCGCTGTATCCGCACGTCGTAGGTCTGCTCCAAAACGTACACCCGCTGGTCTGGGTCAAACTGTACGTCGGACGTCTCGAAGTCAATAGACTGCACCTCGACGCCGCTGACCGTT